CAAATCACGTCTTAACGCTATCATCAACCGCTTCTGCAACGGATTCACTGACGGCGTATTTCAGAAAGACTTTCAATGGTTCATCTCGGACAATAAGGTCATTCACGCATTCACCAACGGTTACGAATTTGCAGAATTCGCATAAAGTTAAAAAACCCAGTTTCTGAGAAACTTAAAAATCTCAGATTCTGGGTTTTTTAGTTTTATAAAGTAATTGCGTTTTAACGCACATGTGTTATAATATACTATACCATATATGGGGGGTATAGTATAATGTCTATGTCAATTAATGAGATGTACAAAGAGATGATTGACCAGATGCTAGAACTCAGTCTGTATAACATAAAAGAAAATGATATCACTAACTACGATGATTGTTCCGTAGATAGTGATATCGAGTTAGACTATACTACACAGAGTTAGTCTTGTAGCACCGTGAAATGTTGAGCGGTGGCGATAACAGGAATAGGACCATAGATTTCGTTCATGATGTCACGTACACGTTCCCGATCAATGCTATCACCGTCACCCCAATCCCAGTCATCCATTGCATCATTGCACCGATCGAGATACATGAACAAAGCATAGGCAATTTGTTCTTTCTTTCGGTTTTGATCATAGAGACCGCCTTTGCCGTAGAAACTGTAAACATAGTCGATGAATTCAATGAAATTGTGCATAAGGTTTTGTGAACACATTTTCATTGTACAGTATAAAGAATGGTTTGGCCGACCTGCTGTGCCACTAATCCAACCGTCACTAGTGACACTCTGAGAACTGTCTACACATGGTTGCAATTCCTCTTCGTTTGCGCCATACTATGAACAGTTACACAAACAACGCCTATGTGGGATGAGATCAATGACATGCAAGGTGAAATCTACGACATCGAAGCATTCAATGAACAGGTCAAAGAATTGCGGTCCTTGATGGACAAATGCATTGATCTTGAAACATATCAAAAGATCTGCGAACAAGACCAAATCAACATCGGCAAATGAACATGACCACACAGTCACCCAACGAACAAGATCGTGAGCAACTCGTTGAGAACTATGCATGGCATATTATCGACGGTTTGGATCATAAGTCTGCCGATCAAATGTTGTTCGATTTGTTGACACGAGAGTACGACAAATTGACGTGGGATGAAGTAACTGACGAGATCGTGGAATTGTATGATGAGGACACACTGATCGACCTGTTGCCAGACAGTTCGGAAACTGACCCCAGCGAGGCGACGGGGTGGCAGTGATGCCCTATACTATGGACATGAACAACGAAACACACACCATGGTTACAGGACAATACCTCGTCTGCTGCCCCAAGTTGGATGAGCGTGAATACGTCATGGGCATGTATGAGGCGGCGGACGTGTTGTACTCTATGCATGAAGAGAGCGGTGGTTCCTATGCATGGTGCGAAGACTACCTCGGGCACACCGTCATGGAATACGGTGACCCCATTGAGGGAATCGCTCAACTGGTGTACAGTTGACCTAGTGGCACACACGGGGTAGCAACCGCTGCCCCATGCCCTATAATATTATTAACGACACAAACACACATGCAAAAACTCGAAACCATGATCCCTGAGCGCACTGACTACAACGGTTGGACGAACTATGAGACATGGAACGTGTCGCTGTGGATCAACAACGATGAAGCGATGTATCGTCTCGCTCGCATCAAAGGGCACAGTGGATATGATCATTTGATCCCTGCCCTTGAGGTTAACTTCGGGCAGATGACCCCCGATGGTGTTCGTTGGATGGATCCCAAGATCGACACGGATGAGATGGATGAGATGCTCGAAGAATTGTGTGAGAACTATTGATGGCAAGTTATTCTATGCCACATCACATCCAAACACCGTTGGGCAGTCCAGTTTACAGACTGTCCACTTACATTGGCATTGCCCGCTTCCTTGGGTATATAATAAGAGCAACAAAGAAAACCACATGATCCAAACCACTTGGGCAGTCCAACCAGCAAACTGGGCAAAGTTCGATCCACACGGTGCGATTCAATGCGCTGACATTCAAACCGCATACAAGATCTGTCAATCGGTCATCGGGGAGGGTGATCAGATGATCTGGAAGATGACCAGCGGCGAACCCATCAAATGGGTGAGGGTATATGAGGACGAATCGATCGATGCTGTGACGGATCAACATCTGGCACACTTGGTCTAGACTTCGCCCCGTCATCCCCTATAATAAGAGCATGAAACCAACAGACTTCCCCATGGCACAATCCCTCTTTGACAGCGACGGCATCTATGCCAGCTCTCCTTATCTTAAGAGCATCGCATTGCAGGTCATGGAGCAGGAACGTCAAGAGCGGATGACCTGCCGCCGTGCTGCTGAATACGAGACCGTGACCTTCGGGGACATGGTGAGAGGGGTGACCGATGAGGGTGATTTCGATGACCATTTCAGTGCCGAGGATTATGATCGCCGCCGCTACCAACGTGACGGTTGGGGAACTGTCCCTGGTGACAGGTGGGTCTGACCCTGACCCGTTATAATAAAGACATCAGCAGAGGACCACCCAATGACCCAAGGTTACAAGAGACAAAACGAACCAGGCGGCATCTACATCATCGCCGCTCACTGCCCACACTTCGAGGCAGCAACAGGCATGATGAAGATCAAGATCGGTCTGGCATACAAGGGCAAGCGTGGCACCCTTGAGCGTGCCATGGAGCATAAGACCTCCTGCCCTGATGACCTGACTCTCTTGGCATCCTTTGCTGTGGATGACATGACCAGCATCCCCATGCCAGAGCACACCATCGGCGGAGTGCATGAGATGGAGCGTTATCTCCATGCTGTCATGGTGGCATACGACTGGGCACACATCGGTCAGGGCACAGAGTGGTTCGCTGTCCCCTGTGACCTGCTGACCAATGAGGACAAGTGCCCCGAACTGATGCAGGTGATTGCCAACGCACCCGCATGGGATGACGTAACATGCTTCCAACGCCTAGGGCATAACACCAACACCACCAAGCGCACCGCAGCAGAGAAGCGCAAGGACAGAGCAGGTCGCTGCTGAGTCTAGCACAGTCTGGACAGTTAAATGGGGGTTGCTGATGCCCCTTAGGTGCGCCAAGCGATTTCAAAAATCGATGACTCCCCTAACCTACAAAAGTATCCAGACGACCGATAAATATATTTGGAAATTGGTTTTTCAAAACCTTGAAACTGAAAAAATTTTCCCAGCAAAAAAATGCCCCAAAAAGTTGACTTTAGCGACTACGACAAAATCTTAGAAAACTTCGACGAGTTCTGCGACGAGTTTGAGAGTCGTGCGTCGAATGCATATATGAAAGGAGATCAAAACGATGGAAGAGTTATTGGAGAGACTGAACGAGTTGGAGAGAACACTCCTATGGCAGTCCGAGAGGTTAAACAACCTGGACCAGCGCCTCTCCCAGCTAGAGAATCCGTCGTTGATGTACAAGCGACCAACGGGTGAGGACTACGAGACTGTTGCACAGACACTCGACTATCTTCACAATAACGTCGAAGGCATCAAAGGGGATCTCATCAAAATGTCAAAATCAGTTGGATACTAATGCCAAACCTCGCAAGTGTAGAAACTATCGATACAGTAAGTAGCGATGGCACCTGTATATACAACCCAGCACCCATAGGAGGGACTCCAGTGCCTACTACGGTCATGGTAGGTGGTACGCCTCTAAAGATCATCGCAGGTGCTCCTGTACCTTATGCATGTGCTGATGTAGCAGGAGTAAAGATTAATCCTCTGAGTCCTTTACCATGTCAACCAGGAACGAGGATCATCAGACCAACAGTGAATACAACTGTCTTTATCAACGGACAACTTCCTGCGGTTACTGGTGACGATGCACAGTTAGTGATAGGAGGTTCACCGAGACCCTTGACAGGACCGTTCCAACACCCTACAATAGTAATTGGTTCAAACATCGAAAGTTAATTATGGCAAAAGCAAAAGTTGGTCTAAGTGGAGGACCTACCATCGAATCCAAACCCAAGCGTACTCGTCAGGGATCTGGGCAGCACACGAAGTATGGTGCCACGTCTCGCAATGGCAAGCGTAAGCGTTATCGTGGTCAGGGACGATGAATTTAATCTGTAATCTTCCTGCTGAGAAGGTGTGGGTTCGTAAAGAATACCTCAGAGATCATCAGGATGGTCACGGAGAGTTTGTTGAGGGCGTCTGGGTATGTGCAAAGAGTATACCTGGACGTGCTTTTTATTTTGAGACTTATCTCCCTGAGTATGGGGCAATGTATGATAAGTTACCGTTGAGTGCTTTTCTCCGAGCGCCGAAAACACCGACGCCCGATATGAGTCTAGAGAACCTACAATTTTGGAATTGTATGGACTATGGGGTCATGGCGATCAACAAGGGTTTTGTATCCTCTATGGATGCAGAAATCTACACCAGAGACCATGGACTGATGCATGGTCAGTATTTGTTTACATTAGACAACTATCATGCAAATCCTGATGTGATAGATAATAATGTGAGCGAAGTGCCTCAAGAGCACAAATCGCATAATTGTATTGCGTTAGAGAATGGTCAGTTTGCATTGTATCCTAATAATAGGACACGATTCTACGACCTCTCTATCACTCCTGAGAACCCTAAGTTCCCTGACTTTAAGGTTTCTACCATAGAATACCAAGTAGAGGCAGGAACGGACTGGGGACGCTTAGGAGACACTGATGATTATTTTTGGGAAACTAATGCTGAACGAAAACAACGGACGGAGACCACAAATGGACAAACGAGTGGACAAGAGTGAAGACTTTAGGAAGTCTGGTATGACTCTTATCACTGAAATCGACAGTGAGCGTTACCTAAAGAAAGCAAAGAAGATGAAGGAAGAAGGTAACGATGGTTTCTTTGATAATCAAGAGGAGTGGGCGGACGGATTCTGCGGTAAGTGATAAATAGAAACAGCCTATTGCTGTGTCTAAATGCCTACCTTTCAGACATTCAAAGACTTGAGTGTTACATTTAAGAAGCATCCTGTTACCGATGATTTGGTAACGGTGAAGGATAAGTCTGCGATCATTCAATCGATCACAGGTTTACTTCTTACTAAGAAGGGAGAGCGTCCTTTTCAACCTGAGTTAGGTTGTGATCTACAGACTGTATTGTTTGAACCTCTAGATTATGCATCTGCTGCAATGATCAAGAGTGAAGTATTGTCATCATTAAATCA